GTTTCGACCGCCGACCCTTCTTCTTGTGTGGCATCCCTGAGATCCTTCATCGCCCCCTGCATGTCAATGACGACACCTTGCAAGGACAACGCGCGCGTGCGCCCTGTCGTCATGGCTGACGTGACAATCCCAAGCGCAGACTCTAGCGACATCCCTCTTTCCGACAGCACGCGAGCCGCTTCAGCCATCGTGCCGAGTTCGTCGGCTGTCCCCTTGAACCCACTTGACAACAGGGGCAACGCCGATTGCATCAGGTCGAAATCGGACAGCGTTCCTGCTGTCGCTGCGCGCAAGCGTTCAAGCGCCGCCGTGGTGTCGATCCCCGCTGTTGTGGCCAGTTTGTCAAACTGCTCAGTAATGTCCCCAACGGCCGCGCCGTGTTCTCCAATCTTCAGAATCGCCACCCCTGCCGCCGTCGCCCCCGCCACGATTGCCGCCAAGGCGACCGTCGCAGCCTTGACCCCGCCCGTCAAGATCGCCACGCCACGCTCAGCCAGGGAAGACTCTGTGCCCAATGTTTCTGTGGTCGTGGCTGCGTGCGCTGTCGCAACGGCCAGATCGCGGATCGCCTGTGGCGCTTCGATGCCGAGCGCCTCGTACTTCCGCAACGCCTCTTCCATCACGGCGTTGACGCGCGTCTGCTCCTGCTCCGTCAACCGAGAGGCGCCACCAATGGCCTCCACCGCCGAGGCCATGTCGTTCGCCCGCTCCGCGAGCGGCATCCCGGTAAACTCTTCTGCTAATTTATTCCAGCCTTCGACGGGGCCGGAGGCCGAGGCGTAGGCTTGGGAGAGCCGGGTGAGCGTCGCCGCGACCTCAGCTTGCGCCCCAGCGATGTCTTCGAGCGGTTGGGTCGCGTCGTCAATGACCCGGAAACTGGCGAGGATGTCCCCGACATTGATCGCCATCAGAGGGCTCCCCCGCCCTTGAGGGCCATCAACCGCGCCACGCGGGCTTTGACGAGGCGATCGTGCAGGCGCTTGGGGATCGCTGGCTCCCGCGCCGGTCGCGGCTCCTGCGCCTCATAGGAGGCCCGGGCGTCCCACGCGCGCACGAAGGCTCGCACGTCCATCACCTCCCCCAACAGACCCGTGTCTCGCTCGATCAGCCGAGCCGCGCGCTCGTGATCGACCCCGAACTCCTCACACACCCGGTGGACCAGATACGCCACCGGGAGCGGCCCGCCCTCCTCCCCGCTTAGGAGACGGTCGAGGGCGGCGTCACGTTTCCCACGGCCACCGGGTCCGCGGGCGCGATGGAGCGCGTGACGATTTCCGTCGCGAGCCATTTCGCGGTGGCTTCGTCGAGATCCCCGAGGGACTCAGGCGTCACGGGCGTCGCATAGGACCAGCGCCACACGCCGCCCTGGAGCACGAGATCGCGGTCGTACGCATCGAGGGAGACCGCGACCGTGGCCGCCTCTTTCAGGTCGTCGCGTGCCTGCCGTAGCGCGGTGAGCAATTCTGCGCCCAGCGATTTCATCGAGGAGATCCCCGCCTCGGACCGCATCTGCGCGGCCCGGGCGAGGGTCTTGTGGTTGAGTTTGCGGATCTCCACCCATTCGCCTGTCTCGTGGGGGATGTCCAACTTCGTGATGACGTTCCCGATCAACATGACGGCCCTTCCCTTTCTACGCGCCCTGACACGCCGTGGTGCGCGTCAGCACCCCGGCCGACTGAAACGTGATCGACTCCTGCGCGAGCGTCCCGGCGGACCCGCCCATCGGGCAGCCGTCCACGGCGGCGATGCCCCAGTAGTAGGGATTCGTCGCGGTGGAGCAGGCATTCACCGGGCGCCACTCGACACAGGTCTGGCATCCCACGAGGTTCCAGATCGTGTTCGACGGCCCCGCCACGGCGAAATCGTCGTTCATCTTGGCGGCGAAGGACCAGACCTTCAGCCCGCCGATACGCGCGCGCGTGAGGTCGCCCATCGCCGTCTCGTCCAGCATTTCTGCCGCGTAGTTCACGGTCAGTTCTTGGAGATAGGACGAGAGATCGACGTTGTTGACCAGAAACTGCGAGTTTGTGTACACCTTCGTTGCCATCGGAATCCTCCTCTATGCGAACCCAACCCAGATCAAGCCCAGACGGAAGTCGGTCGTGGACGCCGCTGTGGCCACGCCGCGATAGAACTGCTCATCGGTCGATCCCGCGTGCGGTTGCGCGATGGGCGCGGCCATCTGCGCGCCCGCACAGGTCTGCGCGGCGAAGGTAAAGCGGGTCGTCGGCGCCCCAAACGCGCAGGCGGTGGCCGACTGGATCGTCATCGTCCACGCCACCCCGAGGGCCGAGGACGTGAGGTGGAGCCCGGCGTACGCCAGGCGTTCCGTCGAGCAGGCGGTCGAGATGGCGAACACCTCGCCATTGAACGTCTCGCGCATCGGCCCGGTCGTCCCGCCGACGAAGAGCCCCGTCGAGCCCGTGAGGCCCGTCGAGGAGGCCAGCACGCAGACGAGCGGCTGGACCTTGATCAACCCCTTAGCCAGGGCCATTTACGCCTCCACTCCCGTCCCGACGATGGACGTGGTAAACGGCATGATCGTCCCGACCGTGCCTCCGGGTGAGTAGGACTCGACGGTGCCGCGCCCGACATACCCGCACTCGGCACAGCCGGTGATCGTCGTCGGGAAGAACGCGAACATGTGGCCCGAGGAGCCGACGATGGGCTGGAACAGCGACTCCGGCGAACAGGCCGAGCCCATGAAGTCAAAGCCCTTGACGGCCAGACTGAACGTCGTCAGCCCGCCCCGTCGTACGCGCGTGCCCAGGCCGAACGTGGTGGCGTCCAGCATCTCGGCTTGATAGTTCACCGTGGCTTCGTTGCACACGCCCGAGAGATTCAGTCCGTCCACGAGGACGGTCACATTAGTGAGGACGTTCGTCCGACCCGCCATGCTCTACCTCCTCGTTGACAGCCTTGGGGTGAGTGACCCGGCGCAACGGCGGGTCAGAAGCCGGGGCCGTCGTCGGCTCCACGATCCCTTGCGCGGCGAAGTACGCAAGTTGCGCCGGGTCAGCGGTGGCCGGGATCACCGCTCCCGGCACATACGGGACACCTCGAATCATCAAGGTGCCGGTGTAGACGTTTTTCCAATCCATCCGTCCTCCTCTCCTGTCGTGTCCTGTCCTGTCCTCCGACGGCCTACGTGCTCGTACTCGTGCTATGCGCTTTCGCGATCTGATAATTGCAGGCGATGACGACACGATTGTTCGCGTCTTCCTCCAGCATGAAGGGCTGCTGCACGGCCTCGCTCCAGTGATACCGCGTGCCGTTGATCGTGCGTTCTCGAAGCCCGTCGAGCAACCCGTGCACGTTCTGCGCGATCTGCACGGCCGCCTGATAGGTCGCGGCGCGACTGAGAATCTGCACGCGAGGCCACTCCATCACGGCCAGCCCCGGCCCGGACGCCATCGTATGCGTCGAGGGCAGCCCGCCCGACTCGATCACCCCGATCTGGCGGTCTGGGAACGCGGCCAAGCGGCCCGCCGTCACCGTGTCTGACGTGCTGAGGCCACTGGCCAGGTAGTCGCGCAGATCGAGCGCCAGGAGCGTGCCCATCAGAACTCTCCCAACGCATAGCCACGGATACGTGCCGAGAAGCCCTGCGTGCGGGCCAACACGGGCTGCTCCAAGAACTTCCATTGGCCGCCGCGTGACCAGCGTTTGTAGCGCCGTCCTTGTGGCGACACCCCACCGGTCTGCCCTGCGCGCGGGTTCTCGTGCGTGACGAGCGCGTATGGGGCCGCTGGCCCGCCGAACCCGAGCAACACGCCGATGTCGTCGTGCAGGACCGTCGCCTCGGTCACAAACCCCGAGGCCCGCAAGGCGCCCGTGACGACCGGACAGAGCAGTTTGGCCTCCGTCATCGTCAATTCGGCTTCCACCTGCAACGCCTGCGCGATGCGCTGCGGGATACGCCGCGCCAGTTCGAGGACGGCCTGCTGCACCTTGTCGGCGCCCGTGACCTTGACCTCGATCAGCCCCTTGCTCATTGGGTCCACACTTCCGTGTGATGCTGGCCGACAATCGGCCCCATTGACGGTGATACCCGCACGACCTCGGCGTCCTCGCCCGTCGAGAACACCCCAGCCACGCTGCGCGTCGTGAAGGGCGCCGGCACCAGCACATGATCCCGAGGATCGATCGCCAGGATCGCCCCGATGATGAGGTGCAGTTGCCCGGTGACGACCGTCATCCCCCGCCCCTCCTGCTGCACCATCGCCTGCTCGATGTGCGCCGGATACCATGTCGTGGCGCCGTAGGTCGCCTCTCCGAACGTGTCCTGCCCCGTAAAGGGCGCATGGCCCACCCGCGAGGCCATATAGGGCAACCACGAGGCGACAGACGGGATCACGCCAGCCTCCGATACCGCGACAGCAGCTTCGTCGCCGAGCGTGGCAACGACGCCCCGCCCACCGCCGCCGCCGTGTCGCGGAACGTCATCGACAGACTCCCCACCGACACGCTCTGCACGTTCACGTCCTGCGTGCGCGCGAGATACCAGCCCTTCACCGTCTCGTCCAGCGCCTGCGCGAGGTCGCCGGGCAGGTCGGCGCCGGTCGACGTGATGCCCCACTCCGTCGAGGTCGCCCCGGTGATGCGATACCCGGCCGCGTACTCGAACAGCCACGGCCGCGTTTCCTGCCCCGGGCGGTGATAGTCCACGAACTCGGTGGCGATCGGCGCGGTCCACGCCCAGCCCGCATCGCGCGAGAGCAGCCCCGCGTCGGCCTCCTCGATCCGATACTCGCTGGAGCAGACCGCCGTCGCCGTGCCGGTATCCGTCGAATCAAACGCCCGCAGGATCACGCGGATGGGCGTGCGCGACAGCATCAGCGTGCGCGTGCCGTACGCCGGCACGCTTTCGCTGTAGACCTGCAAGCGCAGCGGGTGGCCGACGTAGGTTTCAATGGCCTCCAGCGCCCGCGTCGTCAGCGTCAGCAGCAGCGTGTCATCCGAGGCACCCGTGATGCCCATGAGCGCCTTGCTCGTCTTGATGACGCAGCCATCCACCCCGGTTGAGGAGGTGCAGACGGTCAGACTCATCATCCCCTCCTACTGCGAAAACACGGTCCACTCATCGCCCGCGCCGTTGGGGAAGTAGACCTTCGCCGACCCACTCGTGACCCGGACTTTGACGAGATACGGGTGCCCGGCCACCAGCAGATCCCCTGTCGAGGGCGTGTAGCGCACGATGCCGCACGTCGACGACACCTGCTCAAACTGGCTGCCCGAGGTCGTCGCAATCCACTCCACGCCACAGGCGTCGCACTTGATCAGGGCGACGGTCGCGCCGGTGAGGTTATACACCGCGCCATCGGCCTGCAGTTGGAGATCGACCGGCCCCGTCCATCCCTCAGTAATCTCGATTCGTGCCATGTCAGGCCGCCTTCTGGACGAGGGTATACGGCCAGCCGGTCGTCCGGTTGGCGGTCGTGTGGGCCGGGAACTGACTCACGGTGGCGTAGACCGGGAACTGACGCACGGTGGCATAGGCCGGGCACTGACTGACCATCGTGCGGATGGGCCACGTCACCACCAGCACGCCCACCGTGAACGCCGCCAGCGGCACGACGGCGACGGTGGAGCCGCGATCACTGATGATCAGGCTGCAGGTGTCGGCCAGATCCCACGCCGACTCGGCCAGCACGGACTCGTCCACCCGTGCCGCGATCTGGTCTGCCGCCGTGACCGCCCCGTCCGCCTGCATGGCCGCGCGGAGCACGGCGATCAGCGTGTCGGTGGTCGTCACGGTCGCCACGCCGGTCGCCGACGCACCCAAGGCCACCGTGAGCGCGTCCACGAGCGTGCGCGCCACCCCGACCTCGCCGGCCTCTGCCACGCCCATCCCGAGCGCCTCCGCCGTCGCGCCCGCGCCCGCGCCCGCGAGCGCCGCGAGGAGGGCGCCCGGGAGTGCGTCTCCAGCCGTCACCGTGCCAGCCACGAGGTGCGTGGCTGCCGTGCCGACGCTCAGATCGTCCGCGCGCGCATAGGCGACCACGCCCCCCGCCAGCGAGTAGGCGTCCGCGAGGATCGCCGCCACGGCATCTGGACTGGCGAGGGTGCCCGCCACGGTCACGGCATCGGCGAGGATGGCCGCGCAGACATCGGGGATGGTGACGGTGGCTGACCCGGACAGGGCCGCGACGAACACGGCTTCCAGCGCCTCGGTGCAGGACCCCGCCGCCTCGGTGGTCGAGACCGCTGCCGCCACCGCCGCGAGGAGGTCCGAGACCGTGATCGAGGTGAGGCCCTGTGTGAGGACGCCCGAGTCGACGAGAGACGCCACCAGCGCGTCGAACATCTGCCCCGTCGCGGTGCCCGACAAGGCGTCGGCGAGATCGACGTAGAGGAGGTCGGAGGCGGAGACCGCGCCCGTGCCACTGAACGCGTCTGACACGATGGCGTGTGCGACGTCAGCCACCGACTGTGAGACGCCCGCGTGCGCCGATTCGACCAGTGCCGGGTCGAGGCTCTCTGCGCTGGCGAGGGCGTTCGCCCCCGCGTACAGATCGGCGAGGGCCAGCAGCAGCGTGTCGGCCGCGCTCATCGTCCCGCTGCCGCACTGGGCCTCTGCGATCATGGCCGCCACCGCATCGGCCTCTGCCGCGCTCCCTGCTCCACTCGTGGCCTCAGCCAGCATGGCGCTGAGCGTGTCGGCGAGGGACGCCGAACGGCCCACCGTGACCGCGTCGGCTATCGCCACCAGGAACGCATCGGTGCTCGCGTACGACGCAAGGCCAAACTGGAGCGAGGATGAGTCAGCCAGCATCGCGGCCAGCGTCTCGGTGAGGGTGACCGTGCCCGTCCCGCTGAACGCGTCA